TGAGCTTGCCGGATTCGAACCTGATTTTGAGTTCATGTCCTTCAAGGATGTATTCCTTCGAGAAGTTGATGCCTGAATCCTTGAACCGGTAGAAGGTAGCTTTTGTCTTTGTACCATCTTCATTATCTACCTCGCTCTCATAAGAGCTTACACCGGTGATTTCACCCACCCGTTTGGGATAGACGTCGTCGAATACAACAACGGCTTCAATGGCTTCCAAATCGGTCAAGCCCTCGTGGGCATCCACGTATGGAGTGCCTGCCGGAAGCATAAGGCGCTTCTGGACGATACCGTTGACAACAGTGGTCCGGTCTACCGGGCGATAGTTGGTAGGGATGTTTCTTGTTGAACCGAACGCATAGATTCTTGTGGCATAAGTACCCTTGCTGTCACTCCGGCTCATGTCCTTGGCTTCCTTGCCAAGTTCAATCTTAACAGCGTCGGAGAACTCACAGCGTCCGAAGTTGATGACATGGTCCGTTACCCAACAATCACAACCCCAGTTATCAGCCATGCTGAACATAGCATCAATGAGGTTGGTATTGTCATAGGTCATCAATTTGGAGGAGTTCTCGACACTATCGTCAATGGAGAACACGAAGTCTTTTCCCTCATATTTATAACCAAGAGCTTTCAAATTGCGAAGGAATACACCCATCTGGACATCCAGTGAAGCGGTAAGGGACCAGGACGCTTCCTGTCCTCTGTACTCCGGGGTGTACTTGAATATCTTTGTTTTCCACTTGAAATAGTAAGCGTCAAAACGAAGTTCATAGGAGTAGCCTCCGTTCTTGTAGGTCGGATAGGGAATATCTACAATCTGATAGATTTTTGCCAATTTACCGCCCATGGAGGCATCGAGTACCCCACGCAGGTCAACGTAATCACCTACTTGGAAATCGACTGGGGACAGAGTATTAAAAGGTAGTACGACATAGTCCTCTTTCATTAAAGAGAACTTGCCTTTTGCACCGGAATTGATACCAGTTGAAAAGCGGGTATTGCCTTGTATGTCCTTAATATCTATCATGTAAACAAAGGTCGGACATAAAAAAAAGAAGCCCTAAAAATTAGAGCTTCCATACACGACAATGAATTTAATGTCGTAAATTTCTAGCCTACAACACGGTTAGATGGATTATACTCACAGAATTTGGCTGATATTTTCCCAAATGTCCGGTCTAAGCTTTGGGCATAAGAAACGCTCTTTCCTAAATACAGCAAATGATAAATATCACTATTGTTCTCAGGAATCTGAATATCAATTTTACCTTTGTAAAGTTCTTCATAAAAAGCTGTTTTCTTTGCCTGATAATCGGCAGGAGAATCACCTTCTACTGTAAAAACAAGAGTTAACTCACGCTCATCAAGCTTGGGGTTATCCATAAGAACTTGTTTCCCATGTTCCAAGCGTGATTTATTCTCTATAAACTCTTTCAGAGGTACCGGTGCTCCCAGTACATCAAGAAAGTTATCTCCCATTCTAACACCCCACTCTTTTAGGGCTTCTCTTCCGTTTATTATTAATTCTGCCATAACTATTATAGATTCTTTATATCCTGCTTGATATCATTTGTATTATCGAGTATTCGCGGACTATTCTTGGCAAGAATAACAGAGTTTTCAAGTATATCTCTACGGTCCATGTTACCTTCTACTTGGAATGTTCTCATTTCATCTACGATTCTTTCCATATTGGAGACTCTATCGGTCAATGCCTTTATGTCCTCTGTCGGGAAAACAATATGTACCTGCGACTGATAGCCGCTCGCTATTGTCTCTTTGGCTCTATCTGCGAAATTAGGAGTTCCAGATAACAAAGCTGGGACATCCCCACTTCTAAGATTGAGCAATGAAAGTTTGCCATTGATGGATGAAAGTAAACCGGTCTGTTGAATGGACTGGTTCTTTATTTCTTCCCCGGCAACCTGCAAAGCTGTAAAACGTCCGTTAAGTTCTTCGCCGGTATCTTGTGACATGGCTTCAAAACCCTTACTACTCGCCTGCTGTAAAAACATGGTTCCAAAGAACTGGTTGATGGCATCAACTTCTTTCTTCATGTCGTCAACCATCGTCTGTTTCATGGAGTCGAGGAGCTGCTTTTCTTCGGAAGTCAGGTCGTCATCTCCCATGGCCTTTTTCCACTCATTGTACCACTTCTGCATCTGCGGTTTGAAGTTCTCCACATACATGGCCTTAATCAAAGCCTTGCGCATGTATTCGCTCATGTCATCGGAAATATCCTCCGCTGTGGCCTCTATATCGTACAAGGAATTCAGAATACCATCAGAGAACGACTCCCATTCCTGCTCAGCTTCATTACGGGCGTTCTCCGCTTCCTGGGCGGCTTCTTCCGCACGGTTGATGGCTCCCGTATCAAGAGTGGGGAAAAGCTTGTTAGCCGCATCCACAATGTCGACACCGGCTTTCTGAATTTCGGCTATCATCTCGTCCAGAGTCTTGCGCTCGGCCGTATCAATGGCACCGTCTTTCATAAATTCGGTATATTTGTCATACCAGGCCTGAATCTGAGGCTGGAGCTGGGCAGTAAACATGGAATCCACCAAGGCATTGCGCATATATTGATAGATATTGTCGGCTATGTCCTCGGCGGTAGCTTCTGCGTCATAGAGCACACTCTTGATACTGTCGGAGAAAGAGTTGAACGCTTTCCTTACCTCCTCTCCAGAGTCTTTCCACGCGCCACTGATTTCCCCGGCAGCATCGGCGACCTCCTTGCTCAATTCGTCAATGTCATTCTTGATATTGGCACGTTCTTCATCGGTTACAAGTCCATCCTCCGAGTATTCCTTCCATTTCTCCCAGATAGCTTTGATACGTGGTTCATATTGCTCGATATACATGGATTCGATAAGTTCCTTGCGCATGGATTCGGAGATATTCTTGGCAACGGCTTCGGCTGTTACCTCGGCATTGGTAAGAGAGTTCAATATGTCATCGGAGAAGGACTTGAATTCCTCTTCAAGTTCCTTCTTCATGTTACTCTCGGTAATGCCAAGAGTATCAGAAAGAATGTCTTTGGCGGCTACGATGTCATTAGCCAACTTTTCAGCTTCGCTTCTCAGTGTATTACGTTCAGCATCGGTTATATCGCCGTCAGACATGGCTTTCTGAACCCGTTTATAAAACTCTTCTATCTGTGGTTGGAAGGTATCGGCAAACATCTTCTCAACCATTTGTTGACGGATGTACTCGAAGATATTGTCTGTTATGTCTTCGGCGGTGGCTTCGATGGAAGACATGGCAGACTTGACGTTATCAACAAACGACTGCAGGTCTTCGGCGTCCTTCAGTTTGTCTGTGAAGATGCTGTTCACACCCTCAACACCTTTCATCATCTGCTCAATGTATCGGTCAACCTGAGAACCGAGCTGTACCATGTCACTCTCGGACAATCCGTCTTTGGAAAGTTCTTCAAAAGTCTTGTACAACTCTTCCATCCTGCCCTTGTATTCTTTCTCGTACAAAGCCTTTATCATTGCCTGACGGAAGTAATCATAGATATTGTCAGAAACATCCTTGGCTGTCACATCAAGGGAAGTAAGAGAATCCTGCATGCTACCGATGAAGTTCTCATAATTATCCGTGCTACTGTCGCTATCCTCTTTGGTCCAGCCGAAAATTTCCGCAAGCTTGTCACGTTCGGCAAGTGCGGAACCGGCGATTGCATCATACTGCTCCCGAAGGGCCTCCATCTCCTCCTTGGTAATGCCTTCCTGGTCTTTATTGGCCCGGGCAAAGGCATCGTACCACGTTTGAAGGTCCTCGGTAAATTTGTTGCCTACCATTGTGGTAAGCACGGCACGCTGCATATATCCGCTGAAACTGTCAGAAAAGTCTTTCGCGGAACTGTCCATATCCATGAGAGTATCTACAAAACTGTCGAACACACCGTCAAAGGTTGTTTGGGTGAGCTGCTCTTTTATCTGGTCCTGAATATCCTCAATCCTTTCCTCTCCATCTATAATGCCGTTCAAATATTCTTGCACGTCACCGTCCATCTTCGCCCAGAAGGCAGGAGCTTCGGATTTAAGTTTCTCCAATTGCTCAACAGTGAGGTCAAACAGTCCGGTCATTCTTCCGGTCCCGATAAGCTCTTTGGCGGCATTGACTGACATGTCGAGTGCGTCGGCAATGTCCTGCCAGTCGCTTGACGAGGTGTTCTTTGCCATCCGCTTGCCAATGGAATGGGAACCGGCAGATGCACCGGAATTAAGACGCTCTTTTCCCAGCAGGCGATATGCCTCAATCTGCTTTTCAACAAGGCCAAGCGCCTCTTCTCCGACCTTGTCCGCTTCCATACCGTAGGAAATGCCGATATATTCCAGTTTCTTGTCTATCAGCTCATCCCATATCTCATTGAGTTTGTTATATTCCTCAACCATCTCATTATAGTGGGAATAATCGGCACCGAACATCCCGTCCAACGCGGACACTACAGAGGAAATTCCAGAAACCGCACTCATTGCGCCTCCGACAATATCACCCGACATGATTTGCCCGAACCCGGATGTCGTTTGTCCTAAGCCGCCAAGCGCATCAATGGCACTTGTTATCTTGCTATCGTCAAATCCGAATATGTCGGCGATACTTGAGCCGAACTCATTCAATGCAGGGGCAAAAGACGTCACAGCATTTCCTGTATCGGTGATTCCTTGACCGATTTTCTTGGAATCGTTGCCACCCTTTTTTATGGCTTCTATCCCTTTCTCCAAGTCAGAGACGAAAGCCTGCCACGGTGATTTGCCTTTCAGCTCATCCTTTAGCCCTCTGATTGCATCTGTTACGTCCTTTATGGAGATTTCACCCTTTTCTATCTTTTCAATGTCCTTATCAGTGAATCCGAGCGCTTTCAATTCATCAAGTGTAACATTCGTTCCGTCACTTTCCTTTGTACCAGACATGTACTTGACAAGTGTTTCATACTTATCAATGATGGACTGAATAGCGGAAACGGACTTATTGCTGGCATCTTCAAAGAGGTCTGCCATCGCCTTTGTGGAGTGACCGAACTGTTCATCAAGCTGTTCAAGAGCCTTGTTCTTTTGGGCTACCTTGGAAGCGTACTCCGGGCTGTCGGTTTGCAGTTTGGCTATCTCGTCATTGTATTTCTGTACAAGGTTCTTGCGCTTCTCCTGATAGTTTCCGTACTCAATGAAGTATTCCTGCCATGCTTTACGTTCGGATTCCAACTTCTCTTTACTGGCATCTTTAACCCCTTTCCCGTATGACTTGTAAGCGTTTTCTTCCCAAGCGGACAAATCAGATTCCTGCTCATCGGTCAGTTTTCCATTTTGGGCCTTTTCCCACTCTTTGCGCTGCTTGTCTATCGCATCGAGTTCTTTCTGATAGTCCAAGTCAATCTGAGCCAGCTTCTTCTCAGTACCATCCTCCATGAGGTTGACTTCATCCTACTGGTTTTTCCGACGAATGGAAAGAAGTTGTTCGGCAAGTTGTTCTTGCTGTTTAAGTCGGTTTTCGGCTTCTTTCTTGGCTTGATTTTCCTGCTTGATTAAAGAACTTCCGGTAATACCACCTAAATCTTTATAGGCTTTCTCTTTTGATAGCATATCTTCACGGGCCTTTTTTACCTGTTCCGATGTTGCTTGTTGGTCTTTAAGTAATACTTCATAACCTTTCTTTGCTTTTTCCCAATCGGATTTGGCTTTCGCAAGGTCTTGCTGGTAGGTTGAGGTTTTACGTGACTTTAACTCCGATTCAAGTATATCTATTCTACTTTGCAATTCAGATTCAGTAGTCGCACCTTTCAAAGAACCAATGCCTACATTCAAAGAATACCACTTATTATTCTTTCTTGCTTGTTGAAGGCGCTTCATTTCATTCAGTTCTGACTTTATCTGAACATCAGTATTTTTCTTTAAATCAAGTTGCCATTGAGCTAGTTCATCAGAACGGACTTCTTTTTGATAAGCTATGAGAATATTTCTTTCTTCATCTATCTTTGATTTCAAAGTAAATAAAGTTTCATTCCTATATTTGTCAGCAAGTTGTTTCTCTGATTCATTCAAGCTGTTTTTATGAAAATTCGGGTCTTCTCCGAACCTTTTCCATAATCCGATAACCTGTTCGTATTCATCAATTAGTTTTTTAGAGTTGTTGTAATTAATTTTATTCTCTTCTACGTTCCTTTTTCCAGCTTCCTCATTGTATTCTTTCCATAAAGCTATCAAGTCTCTAATATGTCCTTTTTCATCTATGTATTTTTGGAAGAGAGCAGGATATTCATTCTTTATTGCATCCATTGCCTTCACCCTATCCATAGAAGAGGTATATTCATTTTGAAGGGTGGAAATCAATTCTTCAAGCCTTTGTTTATGTTCTTGCTCTTTTTTAATAGACTGTTTCTTTTGCTCGTCAAATCTTTTTTGCGCTTTCTCTGCCGCGGTTGTCGAATCGTGGAAAGCCCACATTGCAGCACCAAGCCCAATAACGGCGGTAGCCAACAAAACATAAGGATTAGTAAGCATTGCAGCGTTTAAAGCTAACTGCGCTTTTCGTGCCAATAAACGGGCATTGGTAAGTCCAATCTCCACAAAGGTATGTTTGCTTTCAGCAGCGGTAACAAGCATCACTGCGGTTCGGTATGTACCATAAGTAACAACAAGTCCAGCCAATACCTTACCAACTGTTTCATAGTTTTGTATTAGATAGGTTGTTGCGCGGTAAGAACCTGCTATAAGTTCTTCATTAGCTTCGCCTATTTCATTTAATTTTTCTTTGATTACTGCATTTTGTTTGTTTCTTTCACCTCTGATTCCAGTGTTTTGCTTTTCAAGCATATTATAGAAACGCCCACCCTCAGATGTTGCAGCCGCAAAAGCGTCTGCAACCATTTCGGAAGAAATGGCGCCTTGCTCCATTTCCTTTTTTAGGACGGCAATGGATTTACCTGTTTTTTCAGAAATAACTTGTAAGGGGTTAAATCCCGCATTAATCATCTGATTCAAATCTTGCCCCATTAATCTTCCGGCAGCAGACATCTGGGCAAAAGCAAGTGTCATAGAGGAAAACTTTTCATTGTTCCCCATAGTTATATCTCCGATACTTTTCAATGTTGGAAGTACCTTCTCTGCATCAACATTAAAACCAAGAAGCGTTTGGGCTGCTCCATAGGTATTCAATCCGCTTTTGATTGAAAGCTCTTTTAACCCTCCAATCATCTCTTTAGCCTTACTTTCTGATTTTAACAATGCTTCAAAAGATTTGCTAACAGAGTCTATTTCTATCCTAACACGGGTGACATCTGAGATAAGAGATTTCAACATAGCAGTGCCTCCGATAACTCCCAACGCCTTTTTCCAAGAAATAGCTATACCGTTGTTAGTTTCTACTACCTGCTTTCCATCATTTTTATAAAGTGCATATTCATCACGGAGTTTTTTTACAGACAGTCGGGCATTTGCCTGTTCCTGAGTAAGCCCAAACAATGCAGCTTTCTCTTCATCAAGAGCTTTCTTAGCAGCATTGTATTCTTCTAACTTGCTATTTGCTGATAACGGATTCCTTTTCAATGCTATACGATAAGCATCCCCAAGTCGTTTTACATCCGCTTCAATATCCTTAACTACCGCTTTTTGAGCAAGAATCTTCTCTGTGAATCCATTCACTACCTGAGAAGCATCGAAGATTTTCCTTTTGAATCCTGTTTCCATCTCTGCTCCAGCTTTGGCTGCATTAGTCACCAACTCATCCAATCTTTGGTTGGATGCAGTAAGTTGGGCATTCAAAGCCTTGAAAGCAGCAGGAGATTGCGTGCCATCCATGCTCATTAACTCCTGCTTTAATTTTGCAATTTCATTACGAAGTCTTACAACTTCTTCCCAGTCACTACCTACCTTAAAATATAATTTCGCCATATCTATTTCTTTTTCCTACGATTAGCCAATTCCTTACCACTGATTCTATTCACCTTCTGACCACCATATACTGCGTGTAATTTATCCCGTTGCATCACCAGCAGATTCCGATAAGGGATAATCTCAAACACTTCTGTATAACTCAGATGCAGCGTGTCAATCAAATAGGCTATCTGCCCGAAGAACGTTGTGTTTCCTACTGTTTCGGTCTTGCTGCCAGCATCGACACGTTCCTCATCGAGCTGACACACTGAAAAGCCGATATATCCATCATAGAGAAACAGACTTCCAAGGCATTCCTAACTTCTTCAAAAGTCCCGTTCTCTAAATTTTCAGCCAGCTCCTCACTGCCACAGATGAAACAAGAAATGCCTTTCAGCATATCTCCAGCAATTTCAGGAAGTTCTTTAATAGCCTCCATTACATTATCTCCAGTCATGCCGATATTGGAAAAATGATGAATGACACGACAGATAATTTTAATTGTAGGAGGTTTAATGGTATAAACCATCCCTCCTATCTCCACATTCATGAAATCCAGCCCTAACAAAGCATCAGAAACTGTTTTTGCTGCTTGATTATTCATAACATTAAATTAAAAAGGCGGTGAGCAACCACCCACCGCCATCTGAAAACAATCCTTTTACTGAAAAATTATCAACCTTCCGGCACTACAACTTCCGATTCGTCAAACCACTTTTCGGAAGCCAATCCATCTACACCTGTGGAAAGGGGAACGGCCGAAACAGCCAATCCGACAGCCTTATCGGTATTAGAGCCACGGGCATTGATAGCCGCTTTCGGAAACACAACATAAACTCCGTCTTTGGTTTTACCAATCACACATTTATGAATAGGCTTATACTTGCCTCTTTCCCAATTCTTTTCTGTGGCTTTACCACCTTGTAAATCAGCCTTTGTAGCATAATCATACTCACCAATGGTGAAGTTGATTTTCACCTCACCCGGTTCAGACGTTTCCCGGTAGTACTCACCAGTCAAAGCGTTTTTGTAACGAGTTACACTTGCCTCTGCTTCTTCGTATTGATACGTGTCACCATGCACATTCTTGACCCGCTTCGTTGCTGCGTTTTTCAAGATGGTGGCTACTTCTGCGCCTGTTAATCCGGCAGCTGGAGTAGTAACCGTTTTAATCGGTTCTGCATAATACAGTTCGTCAATTTCTACTGCTGTAATCATATCATTTTACATTTAATACATTAAACAAAATTCTCACATTCACATAATGACACTTCAAAGCTGTGTCCGCTTCTGTACCGATAGAATCAATAGAGTAACGATATGTCATACCATCATAGGTGCTTACTACATCATCAAACAGCTTGTCAGCCTTTCTTTCAAGTTCGTTAAGCCGGATTGTGTTCGCTTCATTCTCGCTTAAATTGGGTACACATAGATTCACTTCTGCGAAAGATTTCTTCCAATAAGTTCCCGTCTGTTGTTTCTTCGTGTGGATGACAATCCTTTCGGACTTCAATTCACCCGTCAGCGTTTCTCCTGCTGGTACTATGTCTATTCCGAAAATCTTGCAGTCCCGGTAGAGGATGTTTCCTATGTCGGTGGTTACTATCATCGTTCAAATCTATCTTTCAATCTTTTTTCTGTCCTTATCGCTGCACTTCCTGCAACTTCAAATCCTTTGGATTCCACGAATGAAGCATAATCAGCTTCGTTTTTCAGAATTAAGCCATCTTCATTAACCTCATAATCATTCGATTCTCTCAAATGTTTTGTGTGGTCTTGATAGTTTCCGGTAGCTTTTGCATCTTCAACAAATGCCTCTCCCTCTTCTTTCATGCCAGCAACGACTTCGCTTGTTCCGTCCTCAAAGAACTGGTCAACATCCGAAAAGTCTGCATCTATTCCAACCATATTACTCTGTAGGAAAAATAGTTTGTTTCCAAAGGGCTTTTAGCAACTCCTTCACCTCTTATGCTTCCATCGACATTCAAACAACGAATCTCTGCACCTGCTTCAACCTTTGACGGCTTGTCAAAGACTACCTTGTACTTGAAATCATACAAAGCACCATTGATAGATACTTTCTTTTCCGCGCTCACATCATCACAACGGCATTTGCACACCTCCTGCCAGCTTTCACCACCGGTACCGGGAATAGGTCTTCCGAACTCATCCTTATCCATCGGGGTGATAACCTTAACTTGCAATATGTGGGGAGCGAATATCATAAGAAAGTCACTTTAGGTTTGTTACTCAGTTCGTCTTTCAAACCGTACTGTTTGCACAGCCATGAGTACAATTTCATTAGGCTATCAACATAATTAGACCAAGACACAGAAAATCCGCTTTCGCTGACCGAAGATGGATTTTGTATCATCCACGGAATTTGCTTTGCACAAGCGACCTCTAATCTTGCCCGATTTTCCTCGGCAAAAGGTTCTTCACCATCCAATCCCGTTCTTGAAAGTATATTTTCAACTACAAGATTAGACGGGGTGTTCTTATCAAATACGCTTAATACAAACTCCTTGTTACTCATGGCTGATATCATTCAATATGGTGTAATCAGTTTACTATATGCGGTATAGCTATAATGCGTACAATGTTTAGATTTATAGATGTATCTGAACGGACATTTGGGAACATTAATTCGTACCCCTTGAATAGCCATTCCCTCTTTTATCGAACACATCATAGCCGGGTTATTTGCAACCAAAAACATGGGATGCGTCATGGTCAGTACAACACAATCAGCCGGAGCCGTTTCCAAAGTGATAAACTGAATATCCGGCAGACCAACATCAACCGATGGATTCACGTATTCACACTTAGGAGATTCCACACTTGATGCCTGCACGCTCAACGAAACCAAAGACATCATTAAAAAGCCACACATGGCAAAAATAAAATTCTTCATTTCTTTTCTGATTTATAAAATTAGACAATGGAAGGGTAGAAGCACTACCCTATCCTTTTACTCGATACCTAATGCTTCTTTCAGTTTGGCTGTTGATTCTTCATCCAGTTCTGCAACCTTAGCCAAAAGAGTTTCCTCTTTCATATTGCCGGAAGCTTGCGCACCGATAGACTTCAAAGCATCAATCAAAGCCTTCTTCTCAAACTCCTTTTCAAAGAGGGGGATTTTCACCTCCTTCTTTTCTTCAGGGGCTTTCACTTCGGTATTTTTTTTTGCCTCAATCCGTTCAGCAAGTCTGCGGCTTTCCATATCCAGCACACGGGCTTCCTCACCGACTTCAATCACTTCACCGGGAGTATAATACTTTCCGGTGAACTTGTCGCGGAAAACTGATATAACCTTTACTTTCATATCCTACCTCCTTATGCTGATTGGATGGATGCAATTTCGCTCAAATCGAAATTGGTTATCAAATCTGGATTGGAAATCTGCGGAATCCACTCTGCCGTATATTCCATGTAGCGACCGTTTTTGTCACGGTAGTTGGAGATAAGCATCTGCCCCTCTGACGGGATATAAGTACGTCCTTGTACTGGGTCTGTCGCTTCATACGGGGTATGATGGCGCATATAACCAATGTTGTCAGAAGGCAACAGAGCAATACGGTTATCCGCGTAAATCTGCACATTCTTTCCCGTCTGGTCTTTCACGTAGTCCTCCTTGATTTC